CTACAATGGCTAAATTCGCTGGTGGTTCAACATATAACTTTGGATTAAGTGTTTCAGGTCAAACTAATGGTTTTTTCATTCCTGAAATCTATTCAAAGAAAGTACAAATAGCTCTAAGAAAAGCTGCAGTAGCAGAAGCAGTATGTAACACAGATTACATGGGAGAAATCTCATCTTTCGGTGATACTGTTAACATTATCAAAGAGCCTCAAATCGCAGTAGCAGACTACACAAGAGGTCTGGCTGTAACATCAACTAACTTGACTGACCAAGAACTTGTTCTTACAATAGACCAAGCTAAATCTTTTTCATTCAAAATAGATGACTTAGAGAAGAGATTCTCTCATGTCAACTTCCAAGCTATAGCTGCAGACAATGCTGCTTATGCTTTAAGAGATGCAATGGATGCTAACATCCTAGCTGCTATCTCTGCTGGAGTAACTGCAAACACAGGAACATCTGCTGGAATGGGAACTACTGCAGCTCCAATTGATATTGGATTTGCAAGTGGTGAAGTTGACCCTCTAAATCAAATGGCACTTGCTGCTAAAAATTTAGATGTCGCTAATTCACCTGAAGATGGAAGATGGTTTGTTGCTGCACCTGAATGGTACAATCAACTTTCTAACTCTGCATCAAAACTTTTATCAGTAGATTTTAATGCTGGTCAAGGTTCAATCAGAAATGGTTTAGTAGCATCTGGATTACTTAGAGGTTTCCAAATGTATAAATCAAACAATCTACCAACTAATGACTTATCTGGTACTGGTTCATCTGCAGGTGGTTCTGCAACTGCACCTGAAGCTTTATTCGGTCATATGAGTTCAACTGCTGCTGCGTCAGCAATGAACAAAGTAGAAACTGTTAGAGACACAGGTACATTCTCAGATATCGTTAGAGGTTTAATGGTATGGGGAAGAAAAGTATTAAGACCAGAAGTAGCTGGTAAAATTATCTACAAAATAGATTAATTTTTAATACACTATTGGGTGGGGGTAGTAATATCCCCATCCTTTTATTAGGAGAATAATTATGTTAAATAAAATTAAAACACAATTAAAATGTTTACTAGATGATGCTAAACACTTTTGGATGTTTCATAGAAAACTTTCTTTAGCTGTTATAGCAGGTCTTGTAATCTTATGGATATTAATATAGGAGAAACAATATGCCAATGAAAAAAGCAATGCCTGGTGGAAAAATCGTAAACAAAGGTAAATACAAATATGGTGGAAAAGTTCACCGAAACAAAAAAGGTCATGGTGGAGTAATGACTATTGTAATTAAAAAAGATAAGACTAAGAAAAAATAATAATGGGTATAATGTCTTCACCTGCTTGGACTCGTAAAGAGGGTAAGAATCCTAAAGGAGGACTTAATGCTAAAGGTAGAGCTTCTTATAATAAAGGTCGAACTAAGACTGGTAAGAAAAGAAACCTAAAAGCACCAAGTAAAGTAGTTGGCAATAAAAGAAGAAAAAGTTTTTGTGCAAGGATGAAAGGTATGAAGAAAAAACTTACATCTAAAAAAACTGCAAGAGACCCTAATTCAAGAATTAATAAATCACTAAGAGCATGGAACTGTTAAATGGCTAAAACTTACTTATCAATGACAAATGAATTACTGGTTGAAATAAATGAACCAGAATTAACAACAGTATCAGGAGCATTAGGTATACAAAAATTTGTATCTAATTGTGTTAATAGAGCTTACTTTGATATAGTAGATGCAGTAGATGAATGGTCTTGGTTAAAAACTGCAGCACCTCAAAATAATTATTATGGTAATACATTTATAGAAAGTGTTGCTGGACAAAGATGGTATCTTTTAAAAGCAGGTTCAACTGATGTAGATACAGATTATGATTCAGTTAACTGGGATGATTTTACTTTAACAACAGAAGGTGTTACTGGTAAATCAGCTCCTCATACAATTAATAAATTAGCATTTACAACTTTATCAGCTTGGAGAGCTAACTATGCTCAAGGAGAAGAAGCAAGTAAAGCTAATACACAAACTTATGCAGTACCTACAAGAGTACTAAGAAGTTCAGATGGTAGAAGATTTGGATTATCTCCTATACCTGATGGTGTATATAGAATTTATTTCTTTGCATATAATAGACCTACTGCATTATCAGCAGATACAGATAAAGTATTATTTCCAGAACAATACAAACCAGTTTTACTAGCAAGAGCTAGATATTATATTTATCAATTTAAAGATAATATAGCACAATCACAATTAGCTTTAGATGAATATAAAAAAGGATTACAAAATATGGCTGACCAATTAAACTCTCCTCAACCAGAGTATATGTCAGATGTTAGATTTACATATTTATATTAAGGATAAACTATGCCAACTCAAGGAGCTTCGATTACAGTACAAGGTGGCTTGGATTTAATTTCAAGTTCTCATGCTTTATTTAGAACTCCAGGAGCTGCAACTAAATTACAAAACTTTGAATCATCTACTACAGGTGGTTATAGAAGAGTTAATGGTTATACTAAATTTGGTGGTACTAATGCTGTTTCTCCAAGTGGTACTACAACAGATGCAATGCATGGTCTTACTAATTATGCTGATGGAGTACTAGTTGCTCAAGCAGATGATTTATATTTTAGTTTATCAGGAACATCATATCTTCATATAAATAAAAATACATTTACAGCAGGACCAGGAACAGTTTCTATTAGTAATAATTCAGCAACAGTTACAGGAACAAATACAACATTTACTTCATCTTTTAATCTTAATGATGATATTAAAATAGATGGAAAAATTTATAAAGTATTATCTATTACTAGTAATACTGTATTAACATTAGATAGAGTTGCTGATACATCAAGTACTCAAAATGGATTAAGTTATTTTATAGGTGGTATTTCTGCAGCTAGTTTAGCTGCTGCAACAACTATTAATAGAACTAGTCAATCAAATGTTAAATTTATAAACTTTGAATCTACAGGTGGTCAAAATGGTACTATTTATGGTGTAGATGGTACAAATAAAATATTTGAATTTTTTATAGATGATAATAGTAAATATCATTTCCAAGAATTAGAAAGGTCTTCTCCAGTAGGTTGTTCACTAATAGAAAGATATGCTGAAAGAATTGTTGTATCTGGTCAAACAGCTAATCCTAGTACAGTATTTTATAGTACTAGATTAAAACCTTATGATTTTGAAGGTGCTTCTGCAGGTTCAATAGATGTAGGAGATATAGTAACAGGTATTAAAGTATTTAGAAACTCATTAATTATATTTTGTAAAAATAGTATATATGAGTTGACAAACCTTGATTCTACTCCTATAATTAAATCAGTAACTAAAAATATAGGTTGTGTAAGTGGTAACTCTATTCAGGAGATAGGTGGAGATTTAATCTTCTTAGCACCTGATGGATTACGAACAGTTGCTGGTACAGCTAGAATTGATGATGTTGAATTAGGTTCTATCAGTAGAAAAATTTTACCTTTAGTTAATGAACTATTAAATAATTTTGCTGTATTTACTATATCTAGTATTGTAATTAGAGAACGAAGTCAGTATAGATTATTTTATTACCGAACAGGTGAAGCTGATGCTGGTCAAAGAGGAATTATTGGAACATTTAAATATAGTTCTGAAGGTGTTCCTGCTTTTGAATGGAGTCAAACAAGAGGAATGCCTGTAAAATTTTGTACTTCTAATTTAAATAGTACAGGTACAGAAGTAATTTTTCATTCAGATGAATCAGGATTTGTTTATCAACATGATGTTGGTTCTAGTTTTAATGGAAGTAATGTAGTAGCAGAATTTCAAACACCAGATATGGATTATGGTGATAATGGTTTAAGAAAAAGTTTATATAAAGTAAAAGTTAATATTGAACCTGAAGGAACACAAAACGATTTAAATTTAATTATTAAATACGATTTTGAAAGTTCTGATGTTCCCCAACCTAATACTTTTAATGTTGGACAATTATCTGCACCTTCTTTATTTGGTTCAGCAGTTTTTGGTACATCAATATTTGGTACAGCTACCTTACCAAGTAAAAGTGTTTTAGTAACTGGAAGTGGGTTTTCTAATAACTTTAAATTTTTTAGTAATGATACTAATGCTCCATATTCAGTAAATGGAATGTTTGTTTCATTTATAGCAGGAGGAAGAAGATAAATTATGGCAGGATATACTCGACAAAGTTCATTAAATAATGGTGATACTATAACAGCAGTTTTATTTAATAATGAATACAATCAACTTTTATCAGCATTTAATAATACTACAGGACATAAACATGATGGTACTGCTGCAGAAGGTCCAGTTATAGGATTAATTGGAGATGCTGGTTTAACAACTCCTTTAAATAAAATTGTAATTGATAGTACTAATGACTTAATTGAATTTTCAATTGATGTTAGTGGTACATCAACAGAACAATTTAAATTACAAGATGGTGCAATTGTACCAACAACAGATAATGATATTGATTTAGGAACATCTTCTTTAGAATTTAAAGATGCTTTCTTTGATGGTACAGTTACATTAGATGGTTTAGTAATTGGTTCAGCTACAAGTATTACAGATGTAGATACAGATTTAAATGCAGTATCAGGAAGTGATGATACATTAGCTAGTGCAAAAGCTATTAAGACTTATGTAGATGCACAAGTAACAGTACAAGATTTAGATTTTTCTGGTGACTCTGGTGGTTCTCAAACAATTGATTTAGATTCACAATCATTAACATTAACTGGTGGAACTGGTATTAATACTACAGGTTCTGCACAAACTATGACATTTGCAATTGATAATACTACAGTTGCAACATTAACAGATACTCAAACACTAGCAGCTAAAACTTTAACAAGTCCAGTATTAAATACTTCTATTAGTGGTTCTGCATTTTTAGATGAAGATAATATGGCATCTGACTCTGCAACTAAAATTGCTTCACAACAATCAATTAAAGCTTATGTAGATGCACAAGTTGCTACAGTTCCAGTTGGAGATATAACAGCAGTTGTAGCTGGTACAGGTTTATCTGGAGGAGCAACTTCTGGTTCAGCAACTCTTAATATAGATACTGCAACTACAGTTGATGTATCTACATCACAAACTTTAACAAATAAAATTTTAACTAGTCCAGTATTAAACAGTACAATTTCTGGTACATCTATTAAAGATGAAGATAATATGTCTTCAAACTCTGCGAGTCATTTAGCTACTCAACAATCTATCAAAGCTTATGTAGATACACAAGTAGCAACAGTTCCAGTTGGAGATATTACTTCAGTTGTAGCAGGTGATGCATTAACTGGTGGTGCTACTTCTGGTGCAGCAACTTTAAATGTAGCTACAGATAATTCATCAATAGAAATAAATTCAGATGCATTAAGAGTAAAAGCATCAGGTATTACTAATGCAATGTTAGCAGGTAGTATTGATAGTACAAAAATAGCTAATGGCAATGTTTCTAATACAGAGTTTCAATATTTAGATGGAGTAACTTCAGCTATCCAAACACAGCTAAATACTAAAGCTAGTGCAGGATTTGCTGTAGCAATGGCTATTGCACTTTAGTGTTGACTTCTAAGCAAGTTACCTATATAATAAACAACAAGGAGAAAATATAAAAATGGCACAGGATTTTGAATCAACTGGTACTCAAATCACAAATTCTGAAACTACTTTATTAACTGCAAATTCTAATGATGCAATTATTGGTTTAAGATTAGCTAATATTACAACAAGTTCAGTAACTGTAGATATTTACATTGATAAAGGTGGAGCAGGAACTGATAGGTATATAGCAAAAACTTTAAGTATTCCACCTGCAACTTCAATTGAATTAATTCAAGGTGGAGCTAAAATAGTTTTACAAAATGGTGATATATTATTTGGTGTAGCTAGTGCTGCATCAAGTGTAGATGCATGGTTAAGTAGAGTAGATAGTATTAGTACATAATAATAGGAGATTTATGTCAGAGATGAATGGAACAGTATATGTAGGAGATAAACCTGCATCTGAAGAAATTTTTCATCATGCACAAGTGATGGATAAAATAATGCAAATTGAATCTGCAGTCCTTGCAGGTCCAGTAACTTTTACAGAAACTGTTACAGTAACAGGAACATTGGTAATAGTATAATGTCACAATTAGAAGTAGATAAAATAATACCACAATCAGGAACTACTTTAACTATTGGTGATAGTGGAGACACTATTACTATAGCTAGTGGTGCTACTTTAGTTACTGGTGGTGATATATCAACAGGTAACAATGGAAGTATATTTATTTTAGATAATGTAGGTCAAAAATCTGGTCAAATAACTAATGATGGTAGCAGTTCTAATTCCTTACAGATAGATGCAGACCCAGATAATAGTGGTGCAGATACTTATATGCAATTTAAAATTGATGATAGTGAAAAAGCTAGGATTGATGCGTCTGGAAATTTATTATTAAATACATCAAGTTCATCTGGTTTTGATGCAGGTGGTTTACCTTTATTAGTTGGTAATGGTTCAACACATCAAGGATTAACTATTTATACTGGAACATCTCATACAGGTGCAATTCATTTTGCAGATGGAACAGGAACAGGAAGTTATAGAGGTCAAGTAAATTATAGACATGATACTGATGCTATGACGTTTGCAACATCTGGTAGTGAAAAAGCTAGGATTGATGCGTCTGGAAATTTATTGGTGGGAAAAACAAACCAGACAGCAAATGTTTCTGGTACAGAAATTGAAGGAAGTGGAACGATAGTTTCTACAAGAGCCAGTAACACTAAT